CCCAACATAGTTCTGTGTAAGTTCTAATGTGTAATGTAAAACATTCTTACCCAACTTAACTGCCATTGCTCCGATGTGAGAAAGAACCCATGTCTTTCCAACACCAGATGGTGCTACAATAACACCCAACTCACCCGGCCCTAAACCGCCATCCATCAATTCATCTACAACATCCCAATTGGTTGGTACGGTTCTACGATTTACATCTTCAAATCGTACTTCAATATCTTCTTTGTAATCTAATCCCAAATCATATACTTCACCAACTTTGACGGCATCTCTAACCATCTTTTCAATCTTATCATATTGGCCGGTTTTAAGTAATTCAACCGATGTCAAAATAACAGATTTGAAATTTTGATTTTTACAGAAGGTAATAAATTCATTCTTAACCCATTCTTTATCAGATGTGGTTTGCTGAGAATACACATTCTTTAACTGATGAACTACATTCTGTTGTAATGTTTTATCATCCAACTTTTGGAGTTCCGTCTTAAAGTAATCTGTAGTTGGAGTATTTTTATATGTGCTAAAGTAATCGGATGTTTTCTGAACTATCCATTTATTGGTATCAGATTCAAAGTATTTCGTATCAAGTACATCCGATACTTGTTCCAAAAAACCTCTATCAGTAATGAGATTAGATACCACTTTGGTTTGGTATCCTTGCCCGTACTTCGATAAGTTATCTACTTGTTCACTCATTATTTTAATCTACCAAAATAATTCATCATTTCAAAATAAGATTTGAAAAACTATCACGCAACCATCCATTTACATCTGTCCAATTTTGGAGTATCTTATACTTCATTCCCAACCCTATAAATTTCATCTTATCCATAGGTTCATCTTCATCATCAAATCTTTGTTTGATTTTTAGTTTTGTAAGGCCACTTATGTCAGGATTCTCCAATTGCATGAGTTGATAATTCAAATCAATTTGTGATTTACTTGATATGATATTTTCAAACACTTTATAATTATCCTTTTCTGTATCGGCTATCTTCAATAGTTCATCAATAGTCAATCGCGTTTCGGTTTCCAACAAGGGTATTCTTTTTTGTAAGGTTTTAAGACCACATCCTTTCACACCATCAATATTATCACTCTTATCTCCATCTAACACTCTATACCAAATAAAATTAGTTGGATGAATTCCATACTCATTTTTTATGGTATCTATATCCATCCTCTTCTTTTTTAGAGGATTCCATACATTGATATTTTTATCAACAAGCTGAAGGAAATCTTTATCGGATGAAAAAATTACACCGGTTTCATCTTCCTTCAGAATTTGTTTGGAAAGATATCCAATTACATCATCTGCCTCTATGTTATCATAAATCATAGTAGTAACAGGTAGTACAGATAAAATGTTACCCAACCAACTCAATTGTCGTTTGAGTGATACTTGTTCATCCTCCTGACTCATCATATCTTCATATTGACGATTCACTCTGAACTTTACTTTCCTATCTGCTTTGTATCTTGGATAAAGTTCTCTCCTTTTTTGAGAACCACCTTTTCCATCAAATACCACAACTACTCGTGTAGGATTTTCATCACGAATAACTTTACCAATAGAACGGAGCATACCAACTACACCTCCAACATGCTCACCATCTTCATTCATCATGGGGTTTGTACTCCAACAACGAAAAAATGTATTTAGACCATCAATAAAAAGTACCTTACTATTTCGCTTACGAAGATGAGCAGTTGAATGGTCTTTCTCTATCTCGTTTAGAATTTTTTCGTATTTCTTGTTCATATAGTGTTAAGAAAATAAAACGGAGGCCTAATTAAAGACCATCCGTTCTATTAGTAATCAATCAATAAAATTATTCTACCTCGTTTGGTATCTCGGAATCAACCTCCATTGCATCAATATCAGTTGTATCCTTTTTGTACTGAAGAATCGTTGCTTCACAAATTTGTTTATAAACTTGGTCTCGTAATTCAGCATCATCAATCATAAGTTTTATCCAATCTTTGGATTGAAACTTAATCACTTCACCTGTTTCAATATCGGTGTACTCATACCATGCTCCACCTTGTTTTACAAGTTTGTTTTCTTTCAGAACACCCAACCAACTTCCATAGTTATCAATACCTCTATCAAAGAAGATATCAAAATCAGCGGAACGGAGTGGTGGCCCTAAACGATTCTTAACTACTTGTGCTCTTACAGATATACCAACTACTTTATCTTGCCCATTTACTTTCATCTTAATCTGACCAACATTCTTCAACCTCAATCGTACTGATGCATGGAACGCAAGTGCTTTACCACCTGATGTTGTCCATGGGTCTGAGAATGCCATCGCGTTAAGTTTCTGTCTCAATTGGTTAGTAAAGATAACTGCGATTCTCTGTCTACCGATTGTGTTAGTAATCTTTCTCATCGCTTTACTGATGATGATTGCTTTATCGGTTGCGTATCCATCTTTATCATAATCTGCTTCCATCTCTTTTTTAGTGGAGGCAGCTGCAACGGAATCAACTACAATCGTTACTAACTTTTCGGAATCTTTCTCTCTTACTTTCTCAATGATTGTTTCTATCGTTTCAAAAATATCTTCAACGGTATCAACACTCACATATAAAAGTTTAGATACATCAACACCAATCGCATCAAAGAATTCTCTACTTACTGCGGTTTCGGTGTCAATCAATACGGCAACCCCACCCTGTCTTTGCGTTTCCGCTAAGATGTGAGCAGAGAGTAATGATTTACCACTCTGCTCTAACCCTGTTAGTTCGGTTATACGACCAACGGGTATTCCACCATAGGGACGGTTGGAGATTGCCACATCCAGCATCGCTGCTCCGGTAGACACCCAACCATTTACATTAGTAGGTGCACCATCGGAATCATCATTAAGATAGAAAGCGATTTTCTGGTCTTTGTTTTTCTTATTCAGACTGTCCAATAGGATGTCTGCCAAATCTCCTTTTGCCATAATTGTAACTTATTATTTAAAGAGTTCATCAAATGCATCTGCTACCTCTTTTGTTTTAGCAGGTGTTTTGGGTGCTGGTGTTGAAGGTTTTGCTTTTGGTTTCTCATCCTCCCACGGTAATTCTTCTGTAGAGTTATTCGGGGTTGATTCAAAATCAAAACTATCACTTACAGCTTTTTCAGTTTTTGCCACTACCGTTTCTTGAGTTACGGATTTAGTTCCTTCATCTGTAGTGTTACCTGCCAGCCAATTTTCAAGGATACCCTTCAACTCATCATAAGTCAATTCTTTGTAGATAGATGTGATTTCTTTTTGTGAATCAATCAATTGTTTCATCTTCTCAACATCATCTACGATTTTTGTTGAATTTGGTTTCACACGAATAGTGGTTGTAGGATATGATGCACCATCGGCAGGGGCAGCATATTCAACTACGATATCTCTACCATTTACAGGGTGTGAGAGGTCGCCATAATCAGGATCTGCAAAATAACCAAGGAGTTCCTGATATACGGTTTTACCGAATCCCCAAAACTTAATTCCTTCACTTTCCTGACCTCTTACCAATACAGGTACAAAGGTACGGAGTTTAGGTTCAAGTTTTTTGGCTTCCCTGTAATCTTCTTTTGTACCCATCCTTTTGAGTTTTTCTGCAAACTCCATGATAGGGTCAGGTCTTCCGAATGAAGCAGGGGAAAGATAAGATTTGTTATTGATGTTGTAGTGAAAATACAACTCAATAAAAGGCATATCTTTACTGAATTTGTAGGGGACCAATCTGATTTGGTGTTTACCGACTGTCGGTTTCCAAAGTGAATCGGAAGCTTTTTGTGTGCCTTGCAATTTGTTAAGGCGTGCACGGATTGCATCTAGGTTTGTTGCCATAGTTTTTAATTGTTTAAGGTTTATTGTTAAGTTTTAAGGCTTACAAGTATAAATACTCTTTACCCTAAAATCTCTACTAAGATACTCAAAAAAATTGGATATTCCAAATCTTATTTTGCCCACTTTTTACTTTCTTTTAAGAACTTTATAAGTTATACCGTTGTATTGCCATATACCCGATTTTAGACCATTTCTAACAGCATGATGTGAAATTCCTAAATAAGATATTAAATCTTTTTGTTTATTCCAAACATTGCCGTTACTATCTTCTATAATAACTTGCTTTGCTGGGGTTCTTGTTTTTAACGCTGATTTGTATTTTTTAGAGGATTTAATGCGTAAAGAATGTAACTTCTTTTGCTCATCGGTAAATGGCTGTCTACTACACCGATTATCATATCTATATCCCATATTCTTCATATCTTTACCCTTATTCCATGGTATATTACCTTTTTTAGCACCTTGATTTTTTTTATCTTTAAGGGGTTTCATTGATATAGTATCACCTCCTTCACCACCATTTGTCATATTATATCCGTTTTTTAGAGAATCATATTCAATAATAAACTTTCTTTCTAAAAAATCAGCATCATTTTTTAAGGAAACTTCTGCAATTATTTTCCATTCAAAATCAGTATCTTTGTATTTTCGTATAGCCTTATGAAACTTCAATTGCGAATTAAGCCTTGCGGCTTTATAATGTGATTTCTTTCTATATTCTAAATCATAAGAAGATTGCCCAATATAAATTTTGTTGTTTACCAAATTAGTTACTTTGTAAATTATCATATATACTTTATCTATAAATATAGAGTTTTCGTATAAACGATAAAGTACATTTATTTACCCCATTTATTAGAAATTACAATTTGTGCTATAATTGCATAAACACCTAAATCCATAAATGTATCCTTTACGGGTTCGGCTACATTATCTTTTTTTTGAAATACAATTAATTGTTTGATTCTTTGTATTTTATCATTCATTCTAAAAAATAGGCCGGTTAAAGATAGTCGTATATCTTCTTCGGTTCTAAGAGATGTTCCTACGGCGATATTATCGGGGCCGTAGTTTGATTGTTTTTTACAAAATGTTTCATACCCTTCCAACATAATACGCTTGTATTCATTGGTCATCTCAGGATACTTTGATTCAATTTCTTTTACGATTGGGGAAGTATCATCCCAAATAGATAGTTGCTTTGATTCCATATTGGTTTGTTTCATCCAATATAGAAATAAAAATCAAGGTTTGAAAATTTTAGAAGCGATTTTTTCCTTCTTTTTTTGTTGTTTATCAGCTTTCTTTTTAGCCTTTTCTTGCTCCTTTTTTCCTTCAGGTGTTTGTTCTAAATCCCAAAAACGGGTTTCACCTTTACCTCGTACTTGTTTAGCAACATCACCTTTTACCTTTTCCCATTTCTTTGTTTCCTTGGGTTTTTCAGCGGGATTAAGTGTTGATTGTACGATGTTCTGTACATGATAACTTATCTGACGGAATTGACTATCTTTATCTTTATTCTTTCCCTTACCTCGCATTGCATCGGCTTTAGGTTTATCTATTTGAGTATACCCTAATTGCTTAAACCAATTCTCAGGTTTGTTTTTGTTTATCATTCGGATTTTTCCATCGGGTAAATGCCCCGTAGGAGGTTCACCATCTGCTTCATATCCACTTAGTGTACTCTCTTCGTTTAATAATCTATTTATGATGGTGTTAAACATCTCATCTAACGAACGAAGAGTGGTATCGGCTGATTCTGATTTTAAACGAGTAATCAATCTTTCTTTTACTTCGTTTGGTAAAGATGTTATTTCTTCAATTCCTTCGGTTTTTTTCTTAGATTTAGCTTTTTCCTCCAAACATTCTTGCATGGATTCTCCCAATCCACCTAATACACCTTTACTTTGCCCCTTAGTTCTATATGAATCTTTTCCTATTGTTACAGGTTTTTCACCTTCTTTTTTAGATTCTATACTAACAGATTCTCCACCCGGCGATATACGAAGTCGTTTTGTTAAATGTTGTACCAACCCTTTTCTACCATTCTCACTATCAGTATCTCCATCATACCCAGATAATTTAGCAAGGCATTCTCTATAGTATTCAGGGCTAACATCATCCCCTCCTATATTTTGAGAACTAACCCCATCTCGTGTACCCATAACATATGCATCAAAATGCATTCTATGCATAAAGTTTTCAACATATGCTTGTTGATGTGGCCCATTATCGGCAGCTGGATCATCTGGATAACATTTTTCACCTTTTTCTGCACAATGTGTAGTATCTGCATCTTGATACGCGGATACTATTTTCTCATGGGCGGCAGCTACGGATTTCTTAAAGTTAGAACCCACATCTGCTAATCCTTCGGTTTGTTTCAGTATCTCATCTATTTCTTTTACATTTCCACCTGTATACTCCGCCCATTCTGTTTTCTTCTTCAATTTACATTGTTCGGGATTTTTGGATGAATCACAACTTGCCAACGCAGTATGTAATTCTCCTATTTTCCTCACTAATTTTTTTACGAATCCTTTACTAGCCTTTGGATTTTTTAACAATTCAAAGACTATTTTCATTTGTTTCTCCTTTGATTTTGGGTCTTTGGGATTTAATGGAAGTGAAATACCTGCCGCTTCTGCAGCTTCTGTAACTTCTTTACTATATTCTCCATTTTTCTTCCGCTTAAACGCCTCTGCTATGTAATCTTTATCTGCTCCTTGACCAATTGGAAATTTACCAAACAATGCTGCTCCACCTGCGGCTGCTCTATTATTTTCTTGTGGAGTTACATTTCTTCCTTGCGCCCATGCAGGAGCACCATCGGTCAACATTTTTTCTGCAGTTGAAATATCATCAATTGCAGTTTGTTGAGCTTTGATAACTGGACTATCTTCTGCAACTAATCCTCTTTCTTCTAATCGTTTTGTCATATCACTCACTATTTGATCAGGAGTGGTGTTGTTATGTGGATCTTTATATCCACTTTTATTTGAGGTATGTTTAAATCCTATAGTTCCATCTTGGGTTTCGTATAAAACACCTGTATCGGTTTCTTTTATCTCATCAATATACCTTATTTGTTTTGTATAGTGATTAACCGCTGCGGTATTCCCTTCCTCTCTTGCCTTTTCTAATAAATGATTCAAATGTGTACGAATAGAATCTTTTGATTGACCATCCATTATTACTCCTTTCGGATATGGATTTCTTTGTGGTTTCTTGGCACGATATTTAGGATCAGTCGCTAAAACTTCTGCTTCAGTTTTTGCAGTTCGTACTGCTATTCTAGCCCATCTTTCTCTATCTTTTACTTCTTCAATTTCTTTTGCGATTGGTTGCTTTAATAATTCGTTTACCAATTCATCCTCACTCATTTCCGTAGGATTATTAAACATTTGATTTACTAATCTTGCTCCATTATTTTCTGCAAATGATGATGCCGGAGTACCAGCCGGTCTCAGATAGTTACTATTCACTTCACTCGCTCTTTGATTGAGAAAGTTATTCAAAAATTGTTCTTTTTCAGAATCAGGTGTTGAATCATATCCTTCTTTATAACTTATCATCCTAGCTTCAACATATTGTTTCCTTGCATCTGTATCACTTTCTATCATTTGCAATTCATCACCAGATAACTTTTTATTGTATACTGCCTTATCAACAACTTTTTGTTTAGCCGGACTTAACTTCTTACGCGGTTCTTCATCATCTTGTGACTCAGATTCAGGTTTACCTTTAGCTTTTTCAGCATCCTGTACTCGCTCTGCACCATCTTTAAAACGATCAACTGCTAATTGTTTTGAAGTTTTTACTTTCTTTTTCTTTTGTGCATCATCATCAGTTGGTTTCTCTGAGGTAGGTTCAGAGGTTTCTGGTTCGGTGGGTTTCTCTTTAGTTGGTTGTTTGGGTTTTGGTTGTTTTTTCGCAGTTTTTCCGTTTTCTTTTTCTGCTTTAGCTTTTTCAACATCACCTCTCATTGAGGCAGCTGCTTTATATGCTGGGTGCTCTTTGTCGTACTTTATTGCAGAATCATATTTTATTGTGCGAGCTTTTCCCTTTTCATCCGTATATTTAACGATTGGATTATCATCTGCTTCATCTAAAAACGCCTCTCTAATTAGGGGAACAAACTGATTATATCCTCTCTCTTCACATATATTTATAAAGGTTTGAATGTGTTCCCTATCATTTAAATCGGGAATAGGGTGGTACA